CGTTGTTCCAACGTTGCTGAAAGGCCCGCACGGTTCTGGCGTATTCCGGCACCGTCATCTGCTTCCGGTACAGGTCCAGCACCTTGGCGGTCTGCTGGTCCCTGCGACCCTTGACCGCCAGAGCCAGCATCACGCCATAATCGGCCGTCGTCTTTCGGCTGGCCGCTGGGTCGCCGTACAACACGATCCGATGGCCGTCGATGCCGTTGTCCTGGTGGTAGCTCTCGATACCGAAGACGTTGTGGCCGCGTGGCCGCGGTCGCCCCTGGTAGAGCGCCGAGAACGACCACTCGCCGATTACATCGCGAATCTTCGCGAGCTGCTCAGCAGTGTACAGCGGGTTGTCTGCCCAGAGCGCTTCGCCGACCTGGCGGCCGAGCGGGTCGTTCTCCTCGGCCAAGGCGGGCAGGCTGATGTACTCCCAGTCCAGCTCATCCACGATGCGGCCGACAAGGTCGTCAGGGTTCCACCGCTGCATGACCACAAGGATGTTCCCGCCCTCCATACGTGGGACGATGACCTCGGTGAGGGTCTCCCACAGCCGCTGGTTGACGATGTCGCTGTCGGCCTCCTCGCGGTTTTTGTAGGGGTCATCGTACACGCACCAGCCAGAGATGCGCCGGCCCATGATGCCGCCGCCGGCGCCGGCCGCCAGGAAATACCCGCCCTCGTTGTTTTCCCAGGCGCCCATGGCATCGGACTCGCCAAACTCCACGCCGGCGTCAGCCGCGAAGCCACGCGCGCGCCGTGACTCGAACATCGCTTTGTCGGCGCTGTACGTGAGGTACGCGTTGATGTCGCCGCCGTGGTACTGCATCCACCACGCTAGACAGCGGAGGATGGAAAGCGTTTTCGCACTGCCAGGAGGCATCGACAAGCAGGCCCGTATCTGCTCGTGCTGGCCTCTCTCGAACAGGTCGAGGATGGGCTGGATGTGCCGGGGCGGTGGGTGGTGGGGCGACACCCGGCGAATGAAGTCAGCGGGCTTCTCGGGAGCCTCGCTCTCGCGGATGATCCGCAACGCGTACTCTCTGTCGTCCGGGCTTAGCAGGTGGATGCCTGCCCGCAATCGCTGCACCTGGCTGCGTCGCTCAGCCCGCATCCGGGCGAGCTGGTCCACGTTCACGGGCCGGCCTTCGGCTCCGTGTCCGCCTCGGCGGCAACCTCTGGCATTTCTGCCGCTCCACCTGTCTCTGGCGTGACTTCCACGGGTGCCGCAGTGGCTGCCCCTTCTGTCTCCTCGACCGTTTCGGACGCCGCCGCCCCAGCCGCAGCGGGAGCGCGTTCGTCCAGGGCGCTCAAGATTGCGTCGAGTTCCTGGCGAGCCTCCGCTGTCGTGGGCTTGCGATTGGGAGACATTGAGCGATCGCTGCTGGTCACGTCGACCGCCTGGTGTGGCCTCCCCGCATACGCCTCGCGCAGCCCCTTCCGTGCCAGGTCGCTCTTGCCCATCGCTGCCAGCCATTCCCGATGCAGGACCGCCTGGATACGGGAGACGCCGGGGCAGCCTATTTTAGCCTGCAGCGACTTGCCGAGTGTCGTGTCGTCCACCTCGTCGAGGAACGCCGCCACCTTCTCGCCGCGGGTCCGCCCGTTGGCCCCGGTCTTGTTGGGCGATGGGTCGCCCTTTTTGCATGGCCGCAGGTTCGCCAGGCTGCGCGGGTTCACGCCGCTCTTGCTGGGCGGGAAGGGGGACGAGGGGTTGTCAGCCATCCCCCTTAGTCTACACCACCAGGCTGGTCTGGTGCAAACGGTGCGTCGTTCCGAGCGTCCAGAGACCGAGTGAGCCACGCACAAATCGCGGTTCGCAGGGCCTCGGATTGGTAAGTACCCAGTGCCAGCAATCCGGCATCGCCCAGCGGCTACCGGAATCGCGTACGCAGTCCACCAGCTCGACCGTCCCGAGCACGCAGCCAAGCGGCAGGTCCTCCAGCTCGGGCGCCTCGACCCCAATGGCCGCCATCCAGCCCTGCGCCCACGCGTGATATGCGCGCGCCGCCGCAAGTCCCGCGTGGATGGCGAGCGGGCCGCGGTAGTCTGTGTGCCACGTGCGGTTCTCGACGTTCTTACCGGCGTGGATGATGGCCCACGCCCAGGGCTGCTTTACGGTGAGGGCTCGCACGGCGCCTCCTCGGGCCTGAACCCCAGCTTGATTCGTGCGTAGTCCGTGACGGTCTGCTTCGCCTTGTCGGCCTTCGCCTTCATGTCGGCGTACTCGTCGTCCGTGACTCGCAGGCTGAACGGGCGGCTTCGCGGTGGTCGCTTGCTGTGCTGGTTTGGCATGGTTGCATTGTACCTCGGGCGGAATGCACTGTCAAGCGAGCGGCTAGACCCGGCAAGGCATCAGCACGCCAACGGCGCCGTCTTTCCCTTCCACCACGATTGGATCGAGCATGGCGACGTGGTGAAGCTGGCTATCGAAGTACATGGCATCGGGGTCTCGGCTCGGATTTGGGATCGTCAGGCTGACGTTGCACGGATCTGCTCCGATGGCCTTGCATAGCTGCACCAGCAGCTCGGCATTGAATGCGAACGTCACCATGTTCTCGTCGGTCTTGCGCTCCTTGGGAAGCACTTGCTCATAGGGCGGGAACGACATCCCGTTTATGACCACTGGCCGCGGCATCGTGGTCCCGTTCTGGAGCACATGCTTCCCGTTGGCCGACATGACAACGTGGTCCTGGCGCTTGCTGGTGCCCTTGCGCGCGGCCTTGAGAGCATCGACACTCACGAACCCGCTTTCATCGTTGGGACAGTCGCCCGGCGACTCGGTCAGCCCGCTGACCGGAACCACGGCCATGGCGTGGCCGTCGCACGCCACAAGCCGCTGTTTCTCGACGTCCAGGTAGCAATGGCACAGATGCGTTCGGCTGGTGTCCTTGCTGACCACTCGCTCGATTTCGTAGTCGCGGGAAATGTTCATTGGGTTCTCCTTGGTTTCGTTGAGTGTGGGTCGGTTCTGTTGATGAAAGTCAGGCTGCTGCTTGTGCATGCTCTGGCGTGGTCTGATCTACGGGCACGATGTGAGCCGGCTGACCTTCGCGATCAACAAACTGCCGCGAAGCCATATCGAACATGATCGGGCGCAAGGGCAATCTTTCGCGTACTCCAGTGCACCACTCACAAGTACAGCCGGTTGTGTCCACGCAAAGCTGCGAGCGAATTAGATCCTCAACTTCGCTTACTAGTTCAGATGGAGGAAACCCGTCGGCCGCCCACCACTCCATGCGAATCGTTCCCACTGCGGCGATCTGTTGAGGGTAAACGCCCGACGCGAATTTGCTGGGGTTCCAGGGCTTCGCGTAGCGCACCACCAACTTCACCAGCCGCCCTTTGACATAGCCTTCATAGTCCGATTCGCCGTCGTAGCTGCAAGTCCATTTGAGCGTCGCCATCGCGTTTCTCCTTCCGGGCTAGCGGCCCGGCGGATTGGGCGGAGTTGTCTCCGCCCGCACCGTCGACTCGCTAGTTGCCGAGGAACTGAGAGACAGCGTTTGGGAGCGCGCGAGCAGCCACGCCCGAGTCGCGCAGCCACACCGTCTCAAGTCGCTGATCTTGACTGTTGCCGCGATTCCACGTCAATTGCTCGGTGACGGCGTTGTAGGCGGCCCACGCGGTGCCCTTCACGCCCGGCAGATCGTTCCCCTTGCCCTTCTCGAACAGGGTCGCGATTTCATCGAAAACGCGGGATTTCTTCTCGCTGGTCATCTCGCCGTTGTCGGCTGAAAAGATTGACTCGCGAGCCGTCACGGGGCGCGCCAGCAGGTCACTGAGACCGTCGGCCGTATGCTCAGCCTTGTTGGGCTTGAAGACGGAATCAACGTACTGCCGAAGTTGTTCGGTGCCGCGGATCTTCACCCCGGCCAGTGCCCTGAAAATCTCGGCCGTCTTCTCGAAGCGCGCGTCCACGCCCTCGATGGTCTTGGCGATCGCGTCGATCGCCTTGGTGGCGCCCGACAGGTGCGGGATCCGAACGTGGGTACTCTCGCCTTCGTTCACGGCGACGCTGAGGGTGTTCATGCAGACCACGCGGGTCGGCGTGTAGCCCAGCCGGAAGGCCAGCGTGCCATCGTGCCCCACTGCGGCCAGCAGATACTTGGCCACCCGGTCATCGGCCTGAGGGACGATCACGCTGTCGGGGCGATTGATCTTCGCCAGCATCCACACCCGTCGTCCGCCCTTGAGTGAGCCCGCGGTTTCGATGGTAGCAAGACCCGCCTGCAGGAAGGGCTCGAACGGCGAGAACGCCTTGACATTCTGAACTGGTTCCCAGCCCATGCCCACGGTGCCGAGGATACTGTTATCACTCGTGCGGACGACTGCGTTACGTTCCACCAAGCGACCGTTCGGCGTCGCGAGCTGTTGCAGTTCAATGTTCCAGTCCAGGCCCGCGAGACGAATGGCTTCCTCGGTGCTGGCCGGCGCTACGTTCAGTTGGGTTCCCAGTCCGTGCCAGGGGGTCGCGCCCACGTACATCATCTGTTCTACTTGGTGTGCCATTTGGTGTCTCCTTTTGCGTTCGCGTTGTCTCAGCTTCTACGGATACTGTAGCGCGGGCAGAATACGAGCGCAAGCAACAAATGGCACACGGTGCCAGATAATTCACCATGCGTTATCGACGCGCGTTACGCCCAAAGGCGCAGCGCAAGCGAACGATCTGCGCACGCGGGGCCGGCATACTCAAACGACGCCACCTTCCGCCCCAGTGAGCCAGCGCTCGTGTGGTTCATTCCGGTTCCATCACCGGAATGAACCACACCCATTTTCGGCGCCAGAGTCATCCGCCACGCCCCAGACTTGGCCCAGGCGGCGATGAGGGCAGGGTGGGACGTCGTGACGGTCAACCGCTTGCCCACCGCCCGCGCGATTGCGCCCAGGGCACCGGGGAACGAGTGCGCGCCGAGCCCCAGGCCCTGATAGTCAGGCAGCACCACGAGTCGGTGGATCCGCTGGATTGCGTTCGTGCGCGGGTGCGGGAAGTGCAGCAGCGCCCCAAACGCCACGGGCTGCCCATCAATGAGCCCCGCGAAGCACCGGGCCGCCTTGTGCAGATCCGCGCTTAGGTAGTGATGTGGAGCGAACCAGCGCCACGCTTCACGAGAACATCGAACGATCTCCAGCTCGACTGTTGGGCGTCGTTGAAGCGACCTCCATGAGAACTTGCCGATGTGAGGTTCCAGCACCCAGTCGGGCTGCAACCAATCGAGCACGTCCTCGTGGCACGTCACGGCGACGAAGCGCTTTCCCGGCCGTGCCCTAACGGCCTTGGCGCTTGCGTGCGCTCCAATGCGTCCCACCTGTCGATCGACCACGGAAGAAAACTCATCCATCGCCACCAGCGGGCGTTCGTCCACGATGGCCCTGGCCAGGTTCACGCGGAACCGCTCGCCGTTGGACAGCACCCGATATGGCTTGAGCCACCCCGGCGGGCTCGCGAATCCGACCGACGACAATGCGCCTACCACGTCCCGTACCGGCATTGCGCCGAACCCATCCACGATGGCCTTGTCGGCGTCCCATTCGTAGCCTTCGATCAAGGCATCACCGAATAGTTTCCGCGCTACCTGTGACTTGCCTGCCCCCGATGGCCCAGTGATGAGACCGATTTGCCATGGGCGCTCATCCAGCGGCACATCGAAGTGAAACTCGGCGTTGGAGTGGCGCCGCTCGGGCACGTCGAACATGCCTTCACACTGCATGACCTTTGCCGAGCGGACGATGGGGGCAGTGAGACTCAGATCAACGCGCGGCACTTCAGGCCCTCGTCCATGAACCGCTGCAACAGCGTCGACTGTTCGCTTTCGTCCACGCACGTGATAACGATCTGAAAGTTCTCGCGAATCTCGGCCGACTGGTCTTCTGCTCCCTCGCCCCCCCCCAGCGCCGCCAGTTCCTTCTCCAGCGCGCCCAGCTCCAGATCCGCGAACCCCTCCTCGCCCTCCAGCTCCTTGAGCTGCGCCAGCGCGTCCGCTGTGAAATCACCCGAGATGTGCGGGTTGTTGGCCGCCAGGTTGGCCATCCGCTGCTTTGTCGCGTCCCAATCCACGAACCGCACGCGGAACCGCTCGCCGGTCTTGGGGTGCTCGATGTAGCCCTCGGCGCCAGTGCGCACGCACTCGACGGCCCCGGCGGCGAGGAGTCGCTCGACCCGCTGATGCCCGCTGACCCACTGCCCGGTACGGTCGTTGAAGACCATGCCGAGTTCGCCAAACGCTTCGAGCGACACGCCCAAGCCTGCGCGAGCAGCGTCGCTCATCTCGCGCGGATTTCGCGGGTCCGGCGCCAGCGCTGCCAGCGGCACCCGAATCTCTTCCGCGTCATTTCCTACTTGAGACTTTGCCACTCCGTTCAGTGTGGACCACCAGCGTGGGGGCGTGTCAACAGATTTCATCGTTCACGTATTGGGCGAGTAACGCGCGGCGTTTCCCGGTAGCCAGATAAGCCGCTGCCCGTCCGGAATCCGGATGCTGTGAAGTCTCGGTTATGACGTCCTCGGTCGTGGTGGAGTCTGGCGTCTACGTTACGAACCTGAGAACCGGCAGCGCGGGGCCTTCCCCTTCGTCCCAGGTGTTGACCTGCCCGAATGAGCTTGCGTCTTATCGCGTGCTCATGTCCCTCCCAGCACGACCCAAGGACAATGTGGACGTACCACCAGAAGTCTTTTCCCGCCGGTGGTTGCCTTGATGCAAAGCTTTTGATTCGGCCATTTCTCGACGCCGGCGCATCCCGTCGTCACTCTCTCGCGCGGCTCGCTCTTGGCGTTCGCGCAAGTTCTTCCTACTGGGCCAACGGGTCACTCTCTCAACTCTCCGGTTCTTCTCGCTCGTCGGGTTGTGGTGCCCGGCTCGGCAGCGGGTGCGCTTGCTCACGCCTTCCGCTTCCCCACCGGCTCCTCGCCAAGCTTCCGCTGTAGGTCCGCCAGGGCGGCCTCCAACGCCGACACCCGCGGCTCGTACTCCTTCACAACCTCCTCGACGGTCGCGTAGTCGGTGTTCTCGCGCCAGCGGTGTTCCACGCGCTTCGCGACCTGCTCGGCCTTCAGTTCGATGGCGGTCTTGTTCGTACTCTTCGGATCAGGCATCTCTCGCTCCTCGGTGTTGGTTGGTTGCGGTAGTGCGCGGCCAAGTGTCTCGGCGCTGCTGCGCTCGCTCGGTCGTAGCTGGCGAATGCCAGCCTCCAGGCGGTTGCCGTTTCGTCGCAGCATCCTCGATACCACCTCGAGGCCGAAACGCTGCCGTAGCACCAGCGCGCAGAACCACATGCCACGGGGGAAAGTCTGCTTGTTTCCGAAATCGGCCCGTGGCCGCTGGTAGTGCTGGCACGTCGACTCGATGGCGACTGCCAAGATTCCATCGTCGACTGTCTCCTCGGCGGGCAGCGGCGCTTCCTCGCCTGGCTCCGGTAGGTGCGCCACCAGGTCCGCCAGGGCATCCCGACACGCCCGCCATGGGTCGCACTCGCGCGCCAGGTGCTCGTCGAACCGCCGGTGTAGACGTCCCTCGTCCCAGACCCACTCGCCACGGCGCTGCCAGACCATTCTGCCTGTGGGCTCGGTCGCGGTGGCCATTCGTTGCGGGATAGGTTCTCATGATTTACGTCATTATGCAAGCGGCCTGCACACGATGTCGTACAGCGGATGCTGACAATCTCCCTTCAGCGGCGACCCGTACATGATGTCGCGCGACTCGTACCTGTACTCGGCCAGGATGTCGGCCAACGCCTGGACGGAGTCGCCCGCGTTCTCCAGTGCGTGCAGGTTCACTTCGAGAACCAAGATAGGCCGACTGCGCGCAATCGTTCTCTCGGCCCCGCGGAGCGCTTTCACCTCGTAGCCCTCAACGTCCATCTTGATGAGCTGCGGGCTGATGCCGAGGCTGTCCAGCGTGATGGTGTTGATCTCGATATTGCCGCTCGCTAGGTCGACACTTCCACCGCCCATATTGGAGAAGTCGAAACAGTTCCTGAGCTTGGCCGGCCCAGCGACATCCGAAAGCGCTTTCTGAAACAGCAGGCAGCCCGGCAATATCGCACAGTTCTGCCGCAAGCACTCGAAGTTCTCCGGGTGTGGCTCGAACGCGTAGACCAGGCCAGCCTTGCTCGCGTAGGCGGACGTGTGATCTCCTATCATGGCCCCAGCGTCCACCACCATGGCGCCCGGCTCAATCAGATCAACGATCCTGGGTATTAGCTCCTGGTCGTGGTCAAGCCTACCGGTTCGCTCGACGCACCGGCTGATGATGGTGTCTTCCTTCAAGATCGCAATTGGCCCAATGCCCGGACGTCCGGGTATGGTGCCTTCCGTGTAGATGATCATCTCGTTTCTCCTTGTCGTGGTATGGGGACTGCACTACCTGCTTGCCATTCCCCTTCGCAGTACCGCCCATCCATCGCCCTCGCGCACCTGCCACCTACCGGCGTCCCGCAGCCACTCCTCGACCGCCGTTCGCGCGCCCGTGGTGAAGAACCCATAGTCGTCCACCACCACGATGGCGCCAGGGACAGCAACGCCGTCCAAAAAACTCAACGCCTCCAAGGTGCCCTGGTAGAAGTCCAAGTCGACAAACGCGAATCTAACCAGAGCAGGAAGCGCGCGCACATCCCCAAGCGTCTTGTCCACGTAGCCAACGTGAATGAACGTGCGACACTCCGGGAAGTCGACCAGCCGCAGCCGCTCCCGCACCATATTCTCCGGGCACGACATCGCGCCCGCATAGGCCTCCAAGCCGCCCAGATGCAGGACGTCGTTCAGTAGGACATCATGGACACCGGGCGCCGGTAATCCCTCGAAGCTGTCGAACAGATGCAACGCCGTGCCCTCGTCGCGGATTTCATTGGCGATCAGTGCCGTGGTGGCTCCCTGGGCGACGCCAAATTCACAGACGGCCCCCGGTAGCGCCCTGGTTTCCTCCAGCGACGCGATGATGACGGCCGCTTCCTCGGCGTCGATACCCATGAGCTGCCCGAGCAAGCCTGGCCGCAATTCCTCGCGACGGTTCATGTTTCCGCCAATCCGAGCACCCTCATGGTTTCGAGCACCTCCGCTACGCCGGCCTTGCTGTAGAACTGCGCCATGCACTTCGGCAGCATCTCGCCGATGACCTCCCACGTGACGGGGTCGCGTAGCGTCTCGTGCTCGTGCCACGCGACCCGCACGGCCTCCGGGTGCCTGACCATCGCATAGCTCATCAGCACGTTGAATTCGCTGGTCTCTGGTGCGCCCATGATGCCCTGTTGTCCCCCGACTGCGTGCCAGCACTCCTCGACCAGCCACCGCGGCAGTACGAAAGGGTGCCGGCACATCGTCTCGC